TAGTTGGGCTGATAACATCAGTAACTGTGTTGCCTGTTACGCCTGTTAAAGCTGCCGCTGTGTAAATAGCTGTTCCACCTTGTGATGGAGCAGTATATAAACCAAATACTACTGTGTGAACGTCTGCTGTTGCGCCTGCGTTATTAGCATTTGCAACTACAATTTGTTGAACAGAATATGTAGTTGAATTGATAATAGGAAGGTTAAAGTCTTGTGCTGCAGCTGTGCTTAAACCTTTGTAGACAGCTAATAAGCGGTTAGCTTGATTAGTGCCTAGTTGGGATGGGTGAGCTGCAACGGTGGTTGCTGGGCCTGGATTCGCCATAATAAATTTTCCTTTTTTTTGTTTTCTAATTAGAGGGGATTTTACTCCCCCCTGTCCGTTAAATTACTTAAGCTGCTACTCGGCAAGCTAACTCTGGGTAGAGTGGCGCCCAACCGTATAGAACATCAAGACGTGTAGGAATTGAGTCATTGTTAATTGTGTATTGACGAACAACACGCATTGAAAGACCAATTTCCTTATCACTTGCACGACCTGCAAAGTGAACACCATCAGGTAACTCAAGATCAGCTACTGCTAATGTAAACGCATTTCTGTGCATAATGATGTTTTGTGGTGAAACAGCGCCAGTATTGTTAAATGGTGTAACTGTTTGTGAACCAGTTGAAGTTACTGATACGTTTTGGAATTGACCTGCAGTAATAACTGCTGGTGAAACGTTTACAGTAGCTGAACCAGATGAACTGATAGTTACAGGTGAATTAACAACAAAGTTACGGAGCTTGTTAGAACCATAAGCTTGACGGTTTTGTGGGTTAACTGCATATACACCAGCAATAGTAATAACATCACCTTGGTTTAATGAAGCACTAGCTGCAGATGTAGCTGCAATAGTGATGTTTGAGCTTTGCGCCCAACCACTTGTCAAGAAACCTGTTGCTGTTGTTACGTTGCATGATAATACTGCTGAAGCGTATGAACCAAATTGTTGTGAAACAACGTTTTGATCCATTTTCCAGTTCATACCACCTGAATCACGACCCATTAAACCTTTACGGTATTGTTCGCCAATTGCTTCTTGTGGAACAAATAAACCTTTTAAGCTATCAACGATAGTTGCTGATGTGAATGGCTCAACGATACATGATCTACGACCATCTCTAGGAGCGCCTTCAGAATCAAGGTAAGCACCTGCTGTTAAGTAAGTGATTAAACCTGTTGGAGGTGTGCCTGCTGTGCCAACGATGTTAGCTGTGTTGTTTTTAGCCATTACTAAACCATCGCGGTCAATCTTGTTAGCGATAGCTGCAACTGCTGGTTTAAGAACACGGTCACTAAACATATCTAAAGATAATGCCAAGTCTTGTGTTGTAAATTGTGTATCAACGTGGAACTGTGTTGATAATGTTACTGGAACTGAAGTTTCATTAAAATCTTCAACGTTAAGTGCTGGGCCAGTTGTTCCGATGAAACGACCTGGACGTCTTACGTTCACAGTATTACCGATTTTTGCACCTACAACAGCGAATTGGTCATCGTAGTTACGATCAACTTCTGAAGTAAATGTTAATTCATTTTCCAAGACCATCAATGCTTCATTGGTGATCTTGCTTATGGTTAGTAAATTATTAGCCATTTTTTTTCCTTAATTATAAATTTTTAATGGCCTACTACCTAATTTTCCCAGCTTTTCTCGATTCACGCCATTGTTGGTAAGTGCCATGGAATTCACCATCAGAACCTACACCAACATCAGCAACCGCAGAACTTGTCTTTATGGGACTAATAGGAGCAGGTGCTTTGCTTTTGGCTACAGAAGGTTTCGTTTCAGCTTCAGTTTTAGGCGTTTCTTTTGGTGTTTCTTTAGCCTCAAACCTTGCTTCCAACTTCCCAATTTCTCGAAGTGCGCTAACTTTTGACATGGAATTAAGCTTTTCTGCTAGCTCTGGATTTTCTGCTAGATGATATAGTATTCTAGGGCCTTGTTCAGACTCTAGCATAGCATCTCTTATTTCATCGCTAACAGTAATGTCGGATGCAGATGCAATCATTTCATCATAGTCAGGCAAATCCGCCTTAACAGTTTCTAAACGTTCATTCCAAGATTTAATGACTTTTGATCGTTCTTCTTGGAGTTTCTTTTCAGCTTCAGCTTTTTCCCTGTTCAAAATAGCTTGTTCTGCCGACCATTCAGCTAATGCTTCAGCGTATTCAAACGCGTCATTAAACTGACTTGGCGAAGGTTTCGCATTTACCTGTTCAACAGGTTGTGGATTGACCTTTACTTCTAGCTCTTTAAGACGATTTTCTAAAGCCTCACGAGCTTCACGTTCACGTTGCGCTTCTTTACGCGCTTCTTCACGTTGTTTCGTTAGCTCTGAAAATCTCTTTTCAAGCTTGGGGTTTTGTTTCTTTTCTTCTGTTGCTTTTGTTTCTTTTGTTTCTTCAGGTTGCGGTTCACTCTGATCGTTCGCTTCCTCTGCTGGCTCTGTAGGAGTTTCTTCAACTATAGCCTCAACAGGTGCTTCTTCAGCTAAACCCAACTTATTTGCATAAAACGCTTCTGAATTTTCAGAAGTTAATACATTTGCTACTTGCTTTTCTTGCTCTGACATGGATAACTCCAAGATTTTTACCCAATGAAATCCATTGGTAGATATTTTGCATTTATACTACAAAATTACTTAATAATCAATTTATACTTAAATAGCGCGTTCAGTTGTTTCTGCGCTAGCTGTTTTAGCTTCATCATGGCTCATTCTTGCTAAAAGAATTGCCACTTGCGCTTTGAGTTCTTCAATTTGTATTTGTGTTTCGCTCTTAACGTCAATATCACGTTGTTTAGTAGCGTCACGCATTTCAACATCATGTGCTTTAGCAGTTTGACGCATAAGTTCACGCTTGGTTTCTGCGTCTTGTTTAACGCCTTCAATGTCTGAACGTTGTTTAATAAACGCTTGTAAGCTTTGAATTTCTTGTTGCATTTGTTGCATTTGAGCTTGTGATTGCTGTAATTGCATTTGGATTCTTGGTGGAATTTTAGACTTATCGTCAATTTTAGCTAATGGGTTATTTACAGCTAATCGGTCAGCAATAGTCTCTGCACCTGGGAAATCCATGTTTCTTACTAATAAATCGCCTGCTTGTTGAATTAAAGCTGGGTCTGCTGCAAATAATTGCATCATAGCGTCAACAGCTTCTTGGCGTTTAGAGTTATAACCTGGGCCTGTATCCATAACCACATCATATTCGCCTACTGTGACATCATTAAGAATCTTATAAATGCCTTCTTCGTCTTGTCCGTATTCGTTAATAGTTAAGATTTCAGGTTTGCCATCGTCACCAATGATACGCATAACTCTTTGTCTATCATAAATCTTTGGAATTAAGTCTAGAATAACGCGCCCTGTTTGGCGTATTGAACGAGTTAAATTGTCATAGTAATGGAAATTGGTTAAATCAACTTGTTGTTGCTGACCTTGTAAGGCTTTGCCTGAAATATTGCCCGTAGGAAGTTGTGCTGGATCAAATATACCTACAACTTGCATTAAGTCTGTGGTCATTGATTGAGCAGCTGCCATAATCCCTGCTGGTGGTGGTTCAGGTTGCAATCTTTGTGGAGCAGGTGCAGGTTTACCATCAATGTCTGTTTGTTTATAGCGTAAAACAGGCATAGATTTAATATTAGCCATAGCCCATTCGTTTTCATGGCCTTCATCTTGACCTTCAGCTAACAACCATTTAGCTTTAGGTGCTAACGCTACTGACTCGGTGAGTGAAGTTTGCCAAAAGTTATACATTCTTTGTGGGTCTTTGGCCATTCTTACAATACCAAATTTCTTTTTCTTATTCTCAACGACGGTTTCTTGGCCATAAACAGGAATAATAGGAATGTATTTACCTGCCCATTCGCCTTCTTCTAATACTTCCATAGATGTTAGTTTGCACCATCTAATCTTTTTCTCGTATGAGTCCCTTGTTTCAACGATTGTAATGCCTGCAATATCTAAAACGTCTTGTGGTGGTAATTCATCTGACTTAACTGTTGTGCCGTCAGATAGTAAATGTAATTTAATCGGTGTGCGTTCTGTGTAGAAGTATTCAGCTAGTCTAATATCCTCTTTCATAACCCATTCAGGATTAGTGTCACCTGTGCCACGCATTGTGAATCCTTGATCCACTTCGGCATTAGGATACATTTTCTTGAAGTTTTCTTTACTGATAACTGTGGTAATTAATACCTTTTCTGCATCTGAT